GATTGACTGGCGTATATCGTCCATAGACATCTTGCCAGCAGTATTTCTTTTTTTTCTTGCCATTATACTCTCCTAAGTGTAAATTTTGTTTCTAAGCGTGCTGCCGCTAGTTGTCTTATGCTCTTTTCTATAAGAGGTCTTGGATCATAGTTAGGTGTGTAATTATCTCCTCCTTCAAATACTTTATATAGTGGGTCATAAGTATAGTCAAAATGTGTCAAGTTTCCTGTTGAAGATGCATTTGTAATTGTTACAGATTCTGCAAATCTTCCTGTTCTATTTATAAGTGCAGGTCTTCCCATATTGCCCGATACTTGTTTTGATAATCTAGCATTGACAAAAGCTCTTGTTACAAAAGCATTTTGTATTGCTTGTTGTTGTGCTAGATCAGATCTTCCTGCACCTTTTTCTTGTACAGGTTTAGATTTTATCCCTTTGGGAGCACCTAAGCCTAGAGTACCAATTTGACTTTTTGTTTTATATTTTTTACTCTTATTTTTTGTTCTTTGTAGTCTTGTATCTGAAGGTGCTTGTTTATATTCTGTTATATTTTTTGCTAACCCTCTTTTATAAAGTTCTTGTAAACTCTTTTGAAATACAAACCCTGCTCCAATTTGATCTATAAAAGGAGTAGACATTTGTTTTTGTGTCCACCCTTTAGCACCAGCTTCTTTATATCTATCTTCTAGATATTGTCTTATCTCTCTTAGTAGTTCTCCTGCTGCATCTCCTACTTTTGTAGCACCTTCACCGCCTTTTTGTTGGGCTTGGACTTGGTTTTTAAATTTTGTTTCTAAGTTAGTTTCAACAAAAAATCTTTGAGTAGGATTAGGCTTAAGCTTTCCTCCTTGCCATATGGCAGCTTCTCTAGCCATTGCAAAGTCCAAGCTAAACTCTCCTAGTTTATTTTGAACCATGTCTTTTATAGCTTTAGTTTCTTCTGATACTAACTCACTTCCCTCTACAGAATCAACTCCATCTTGGAGAAGGGCAGCACTTACTCTCGCTACTGGATAATCATGACCTACATTAAATATACCACCTTCTGTAAGTTTTTCTCCTTTATCTCCATCTTTAGCTGAACGAGCACTTTGTGACATTTTATCAAAAAGTTGTTTTCCTTTTCCACTCCCAAAAACTTGTTTAGAAACTTTTGTTTTTAAGGTATTAGCAACATTATAAATACTTTGTTCTGATACGGTATCTTCAGTTTCAAATAGTAATTGTATTCCGTCTTCATATTTTTCTATTGAAAACTTATAGTTTTTAGATTTTGCAGGTTTTGTATTTTTAAACCCCTTTACTATTTCTTTGGCAACCTCTTTTACTAATCCTCTATCTTCTTCTTTTAAAAGGTTTTTAAATATTTTTTGTTTTTTGACAGTTCTACCTGTACTAACTTTATAATCTAAAATTTGTTCTTCAATGTCACTCGGTGTTATTCTAAATCTAAAAGAATATAAGTCTAATAGTTTTCTAACTGGATCTTCTGAACCCCCTCCTTTATCGCCTTTCTTTTTAGCTTTTGGGTTTAACTGTCCAGGTTTAAATATTTGTGAGAAAACTTGTTCTAGTTCTTGTTCTAGATTTTTTATTGCCATTACTTATGAACTTTATAGAAATCTAGTATCCTCTTAATATGGTCTGGGAATCCTATATTTTCTCTCAGACTTGTAGATACAGAGTTCTGTATCGAAGCTCCAGCAATAGCGAGTCTATCCTTTCTTTCGTCTTTCAAATAATATTTTACTAGATCAAAACATGCCAGTTTTAAATCCTCAGGTGTTGAGGCATAACCTGCTCTATATGTAACTTTTACTGCTGCTCTTCCTTTTGGAAAAGCTTTGTCTGCTGTTGCAGTAGTTCTATATATGGTATCCAGTGCAGTGTCTACTATGTATTCATACTTACCACTAGAATCTGAATTACCAGTAATTAAAGTTGTATAAGAGTCATCTTGTCCAGATCTTTCTGCTACCAGAGAGACGCTGACAAGTGGGCTTTCATCCACTAAAATAGCATTTGTATAATCATCAAGAATATCAAAATACTCTGTTTTATCTGTTGAATAATAATCAACAAATGACGTGCCACAGTAAGTTTTTACTGCTTGACTTATGGCTGGCACTATAACATTAATTTTCGCATTTTCACTCTCACCCGTGATTCCTGCGAAGTCTTTGTACTGTTGTAATGTTACTAAATTTGCCATAATTAAAAGTGTGGGGCGATTAAGGCCGCCCCACGAATCCTGTCTAAGCTTAAATTAAGAAGCTTTGTACATGTGTCCCCATTTAGAAGTAGCACCATCGATAAGATCGGTGAAGCCAATTCTTTGTGAAGCAACAAGCACTCTGCGTTGAGCAGCAACTTCG